GGGTGAATACGGCAACGTAGAAGACTAAAAAAGTCCCGCCGAAGCGGGACCAAAATAACACTCGAAAGGACGTAGCCATGAGCTACACCTAAATAATACTACTTAATGCGCCATATGCGCAAGCCGTATATTCCTTTGTCTATAGCAACTTGATGTTTAATTCTATAGCGCAACCGCCTTAAAGTCGGAACAATACTAGCCAGCGCAGCTTCTGTATCCAAACAAGGGATAAAAATGCTGGCGCCGACTATAAACTTAGACCAATTAACTCTGAACGTTAGCCCGTGGATCTGCATCTGGCACGCTCTTAGCTGCTTCTATAAAAGTCTCGGCGTCTAAGAAATTGCCTTTGCTTAGGTCAAACTTAAACGCATCAATCGGTGAGGAGGGGATTTTAGTACCTTTAGAAAGGCGTTTTTTAATCTGACCTAAATATATACCGTCGGTTTGAAGCCCCTTCAAAACCTCTTTTAAAGTGATCTGGTGCTTAGAACAATAGCCCCGCAACTGTTTGGCATTAATATAAAGGTGCTTTTCATCCGGCTCAATCCGTACAAACAAATCATTAAACTTAGGTTCTACAATAGGCAACTGCTCCATACCTGATCTAGCATCGGCTTGACCGTTTATAACCAAAGTAGAAGCACGGTGTTCATTCATAAATTCACCAATTACACTAGCTTGATTTGTCGCTGTCGGCGCTTTTACTTCTGAACGCATTACCTTAACTTCCTTGACAACCCAACGATATACACGACCAATATCAAAATCAGCCGGTAACACGCCAATATCTTTAGCCATCAAAGCCCCAGCAATATTGCATGCAACCACTGCCGACCAGAACCGCTCACGGTTAGTTAAGCCAATAGTCTCATCTAGTTTTTTCTGAACGCCGATTACCGTTTCAATAGCGTCTTCTAAGTTATCTACAAGGTACTTAATATACTGCTGACCAGCGTGACCGTAGTTAGAATATAGTTTATTAAATAGTACGTCGGCGTCTTCTTTTGAAAGAATATCAGTTTGCTCAATGCGGTACTCAAACAAGCGCATAAACTCGCCGTCTGGTGTAGCTTTAAGTGCAGCTAACTTATCTTGAAACGCTGCATTAGAACTACATAGCGCAATCGTAGACCACTTAGTCAGGTTAACCCGCTCAGAGTTAGAGTGCTGTTGCATTCGATTTTTACCACGACCTTGTGAAATACCATAAGCTAAATCTGAAAAGTTATCTCCTGACAGCTTAGTAATCTCGTCAATCGTTACCGGCAAATTATTCATAATACCTAAGCGATGAATCATTGCATTAAGCGTATCTTTCCACTGAAGCATCAACTCATCTGGATGCCCATAAACACTGTTACATGCCTTAAGAATAGTAGACTTTCCTGTACCAGATGTATTGTTTACCAAGTTAATGATGGCGCCACGTAGGTTTAAATGTTTAAGTAATGGCGCACCAAATGCGGTAAAGAAACCAAATGCGTGTGGCTCAAACCCATCTTGATCATATACTTTAATAACTTCTTGCCAACCTTCTAACGTACCAGTCGGCTGCATATAATTAGCTAAACTACCCGTTGCACTTGAAGGCGGGCTATAACTAATTTTTTCTGCAGTGATTTCTTTATCGCCAAGAATAAACTCGGCATTATTTTCTGTCCAACCAAATTGTGTTCTCATTATTTCTGTCCTTTGTTTATGTTGTAAATCTTTGGCACAAGCTATTAGGAACGCTGTGATGCTTTCCATTTGCTTTTTAGAGCCATACACCCCGTAATATCCTAATTTATCTTTTAACTTCTCAAAAGCCATTAAATCATTTGCCGCCATTGCAAATTCTTTTACGCCATCTTGTGGAAAATGTGCACGAATCCATACCGACTCCCCTTTTGCGGGATCAAACAAACGCTTCACAATATACAAGTCATGTTCATATACTAATGTAGCTTCATCGTCTTCGTCCGAACCTTGTTTATAAACGCCACCATTCTTACCCCGAAAATATGGGAAAGGAAACTCAGGTATCTTAAACTTCTGTTTCTCTCCACTAGGAGTCTCTGCTTCTATTTGTGTATTCGGCGGGCTGGCTGCAATTTCAGAACCGAGCTGTATCGGAGACGATATCTCACCCTTGTGCGGGCATTGCGAACAACCTTCCGGATTAAGCTTTTCGAATGTTGAACAGGTATACGGCCCTTTAGTAGATTGAGCTTTTCTCTCAGTTTCCGACGGGTCATACTCTGGGTGATTACTCGAGATAATATGTATCGCTTCATTTGCATCCACACAGGCTTGAGCAATAGATAATCCTGCTCTCCATAGCGGCTCCTCTATACTCGCTTGATTAACGGCAATATGTTCTAGCTGCGCACAACCTTTGCCTTCCGTAGTTTTCATCAAAATAGTACGGAACCGACTTTGACGATTACTCATTGCCGCTTGAGCCATGGCACTTGTTTGGCGAGGCATATAATCAGGGCGAATTAACACCCCAATAGCCATCTTAATATCTTCGTATGATGTCTCGCCAGCTAACTGCAGTATTGCTACAGGCAAGGGTGGATCTTGCTTAAAGTTAAATGTCTCAGGCACCCGTAGGATTGATGCGCTCTCGGCAGTGCGGGATGGGTCAGCCCTAAACTTATGCTCTTCACACAAGGCTTTAAGGCGGTCGGCGACGGGTTTCCAATCGGCACGACTAATAGTTTCTGTTAATCTCCAATAAGCATGGATACCACGACCCGAATTAACTACCGTCGGTAACGGTAAATATACAGCCTCACAAAACTTTTTGAGTTCTGCTAAACCAGTAGCTTGGTCTAAATAACCTTTGCCACTTAAATCCTTATCTATTCCACAATCAACATCAAGCCAAAACGATTTAAAATATGCGCTGTTCTTTTGAGTGCGACCGTCTTGATCATTCTCATACTTAGCACAAGCAAAATAAGCGTCATAATTATTGTTAACTAGGTTTGTTATTTCAGTCTCTGCTTCAGCAATAGTCTGAACAAACGTTTGTTTTGGGCGCCCCTCTTGATTTAAACCGACGATGCAATACCACCCTTCCGGGGGTAGCACTGCATTTAATAAGTCTGTCGTTGCCATATCACCTCAAAATCCGAAGAAAGGAAGGGCAGCAGGGGATTCGGCATCTCCCTTTTCGTTCCGTCAAACTAGCTGCCCCGGGGGTAAACTATTTATTCAATAGCTTTTCTATTTTTGCTACCATAACTTTGTGAGGCGTCACTATTCCCATAAACCAATTGTATACAGTCATGCGAGATACTTTAAATTTATCTGCAACTTGTGCAACTGGAATATCGGCAGCGATACAAAACCTACCAAGTCGAACACCGATATGTTTAGAATCCGCCGTCTCGTTAGCTTTCACAAGCCGATAGCTATAGCCTCTTAAACTCATGTTGGTTCTTTGCTCCAGTTACCCATAATTGCATCAAGATCTTTTTTTACAATTGGCTCGGTTTTCTTCTCAACCCGCTTTTTAGGCTCTTCAATAACAGGTGTGACTTCTGGCGGCATAGCTGGTTTTGGTGCGGCTAATTGTGCTGGCTTATCGGTTTTAGTAAATACAAACTCGATTGCTTTTTTAGCCGACGGTGTCTCGCCTTGCTTTTTAGCTTTTTCCCATACGTCTTGAGGTAAAAACTTTAGCGGTTTAAAGAATAGTTTAGCAGTATCGCTATCAGGGTCAAAGCGCATTTCAGTATTCATCATGTTTAGATTGCAACCTTGCGAACCAATATATTTGCCGTATTGCTCAAATGGCATATGGTTTAAATCCCCTTTACCGAAGATAGACTTAGATGCAAGTTGTAACTGATAAACATCTCCACCGACATCATCAGAAAGAACAACAGCAATGCGTCTAAAATGACGACACGCACGACCACCGCCAGCACCGGATCCTTTAACATTTTGCGGGCATTCTGTGCAATTATGGTGTTGAGCAGTTGTAACCGAAGCATCAGGAGTAACGCCATCATTAGACCAGCAATCTGGAATTGCAGCATCTTCTTTCGGATTATAAGCTTTAGCATAAAAAGTCCTTGATACATCTTTTGCCGCATTAACAATAACAACATTTAAAGCGTCGCTATTACTTGTAAGAATTTCTTCCCCATTAACGACCATACGAAACTTGCCGCCACGCAACGAAATACGCTTACTGCCGCCGTTACCTGCTAATGCTCTTGTTACTTCATCTAGCTGTACGTTTTTTAAGTAATCGGGTAAATCTTGACTAAAGAGAGTGATTTCACTCATTTGCTTCTCCTAACGGTTATCGAGTGTTCTGCTTCCACATTTATACCCAGCGGAAGCATATCAGGGTTTTCTTCTAAAAACTGTTTAATGTTTGTTTGATGTATGCGCTTTTCTAACAACTCGGGCACATTATGTTCAAACATAAAATCATAAAACTTTTCCCAATCGTTAGTCCAGTACCGCCTTTTTTCTGAACGCATGATTGTACCGCATGGGGTTTTAAGACTTGTTGCCCCAGTAGACTTGCATACATCTAACATTTGTACTTCAAGAACTTTTAATTGTGATTCAAAATCGGCTTCTATTTCGTCCGCTTTTTTACGAGCTTCATCCCGTGCGTCTCTAATCTTAATGTAGACTTCGACGACTTTATCTACGCTTATATCTGACATACTTTCCTTTCTTTCTTTGTTACGAATCTTTGTTCGTTAAATTATAATAACACAACTATTTACTTTGTCAACTGCTTTCTTCAATTTCATTTTTGTATAGGTCTATTAGTTTATCATGTACATTTAGTTTATTTTGAAGCATTGTATAAAGGCGAGCTTCTACGGGAGAACCCTTAATATGCACCACAGTCATAGAGTTCTTCTGCCCTTGGCGATCAATACGTGCATTAGCTTGTAAATATGTTTCTATGGAGGTTACAGGGCTATACCATATGATGGTGTCAGCCGCAGTTAAAGTAACGCCGTGAGCCGCTGCTTGTGGTTGAATAATCAATACTTTAGGGTAATCTGTCTCTTGAAATCTTTTAAAAATCTCGGTCCGTTTATTAACTGGAACAGCCCCATTTATGATATCGCAAATAATACCTGCCCCTCTCAAATGCGCACTGAGTAGTTCTATTGTATGAGTAAAAGGAACAAACACAAGCACCTTATTGCTTGACTCTTCTATGACTTCTGTGATAACCCGAAGGCGGTTGCTAACATCAAACTCAATAACAGCACCGGTATCAGAATACACAGCACCACCACTGATTTGCAAAAGTTTACTAAGGTTGACAGCAGCATTGACGGTGCTAATTTCTTCGCCATCTGCGACCATAAGCATTTCTTTTTTGAGGAGCTTATAAT